TGGCTGCACTGGCTGCACTGAGGCGATATTTGGTTTTTTGTCCACTTCCCTTGCAACTGCCTGCCAGATGCCATTTTTTACAGTTACTACCCCCTGGTTTTTTAACTTCCATAGAGTGTCAATAACGTCATTCAAATCAATATTGAGACCTTTAGAAATACTTTCGGCTGATGCTTTTCCTAATTTGTTCAATTCTGTGAGCACTGCGTTCATTTTTTTCTCCTGATATTTTAATGTCGGTGGGGCTGTTATACGGTTGGTGAGGTGTCAGCTTCTTCTACCAGCTTTTCCAGTTCATCCAGCTTTCGGGAAAGAATTTCACCAAACAGATGAAGTTCTGCATCTGCTGTAATCGGGATTGGAACAAATCGTATTCCACTTCTGGCAAGTTGATTTGCGATTTCCAGACACTGCCTTAATTCAACTGGTGATGCCTTTGTCAACGTCGTTTTTTCGCTCATTGGTTTTCTCCAGAAATTTAACAATACCCGGAACCATCTCAATGGATGGTGTGCCGCATTGGTTACCCCATACATCAAATCCATGCGAGGTGTGGCGGGCGAACAGTTCTATCCGGGGAACATCGCCAAGAAGTTGCACAAGTTTTTCTCGAGCCATATCCGGCTTGCGGGAGTGATCAAGGCGTGGTGCAGTGAATGACTGGATTATTCCGGCGTTAATGCGTTCGGGCAGATTTCCTTTCACTGCAAAAAGGCAGTCTTCGCTGTTAGCGCGAGTGGTGCTACCCATACCCATGACCAGCTTGTCGGTCTGTCTTTTCCCGCATTTGTTCCAGGTTAATCCTTTCATCGTCACCAGACGAAAGCCCCACGCTTCTACAACCTTCAATGCTTCAAGTGGTTGTGTAGGCACCCACCACATAGCCAACAGGCAATTATCGGCTGCCAGTTCCCATACCGGGAGGCGGCAGATATCCAGAAGACTCATGACCGGATATTTAAAACTTGCACCGCGTTGACCATCGGTTGCTTTGTTGCGGAATGTCCAGGGGGGATCTGCGTAAATGAGGGTGTATTTTTTCGTCATAGCGCGTTTTCAAACTCATCAATGTAAAGTCCTGCTTTAATCAGTCGGCGACGGCGTTCGGCCTTTTGCACGTATTCCTCGCGACAGTTTTTTGCTGCGTGTTCACGGCTTCTGCGACTGAATGGAGGAACGGCATTGCGTGAGCGAGGTGTGTCACGACGAGGATTTGATTCGAGGGAGAAAAAGCGATCAACGATTCCGGTGTCTGTGGTGAATGGTTCTGAAGCCTTTATTTTCACAACCTTACTGCCCTTTGTCAGGCCGCGAGCTACCTTGTTGAACTCGCAAAGTGAAACACCAAATTTCTCTGCTATTTCACTGCCAGTAACAGGACGACCACGAGACTGAATCATCCAGGTGACGCGTTCTTTTAACCCACGGAAGGCACCGGGCCTTCCAGAACGCCTGTAGAAAGCGATCTGTTTCAAATTTTTGTCTCCAGATATGAAAACCCCGACGGGATGTCGGGGATGGTAGGGGAAGTTACAGGCTTAACGAGAAGCCTTTTCGGGAATTTCGATCTGACAGTCTTGAAATATCCTGTAGCGTGCGGCGCATTTCTTCCGTCAGATGTTTGAAGGCGTTAAATTCAGCGACAGCCGCATCGACGTTATAGCCCTTGCTGTGTAGTTCGTTGAGGATACGCATGGTTGGGCTTGGCATGTCGAAGAGTACAGAAACGTCCAGGTTAAGAGTTTTTCGATCAACATAGCTCATCATGGAGTAGGGGGGGTGCTCTGAAAACCACGATAGAGGGTAGTTGATAGATAGTGTTGATTCTGGAAGCTGAAGTTGTTCTGGGATTTTTTGACTGAAATAGCAGTCTTCCAGTTTTTCGAACACTTCCCACGCCCGATCGGTTTCGAGCATTTTTGCGTGACGGGCTGCGCCGCGTTCTGTCCAGAGGATGAGGGAGCGAACGTTACGGGCGATTTTCACAGAGTAGTTAAAAGCTACTCTGTGCTTGAACTCACGTAAAGTTTCACCTTCAAGTTTGAAGAAGTGTTTTTCCTCAATGAAACGACCTTTGTTTTCGTGGTGATTCTGGCGAATACGAATAGCTTCTGTGCCGTAAAGGTGCGCCAAAAGTTCGGTAGTGATAACGGGGATCTGCTTGTAAGTAATCGTGGAGAGTGTTTCAACAGAAACTTGAGTTGTCATTATGACGCCCTCGAGTGGTTTCTAAACTATCACCACCGTTAGGTTCGAATCATCGGGTGGTGAGACGTACAGGGTTCGAACTACCGGGAAACCAACCGGCGAGCTTTTCAGCTCCCCTATACGCCCCACCATAATTCAGATGTGCGCGTGCATACGACAATAAAAAACACGCTCGCGGCGTGTCTCTGTCGCGGTTTCTATCCGGGGTTCGAATCCCGACGGTCAACTCGACCGTGCGAAGAATATAATCCCGGATATGTGTTGTCGTCAACAAGTGGCGTGCTATCATCGAATAGTGTTCTATCCTACTCAGTGAGGTTTAACATGCGTACAACCCAACAATTCAGCATTACATTAACCAACGAAATGGCTGACATGGTGCGCGCCCGTGTGGCTTCCGGTGCATACGCTTCAGAAAGCGAAGTTATTCGTGAAGGGCTTCGTGCACTGAATGAACGCGACAAAGCAATGGAAGCGTGGTTAATACACTCAGCCGCGCCGCCACTCGACGCTATTCGTGAGAACCTAGGCAAAGGGCACTCCATTTCACAGGTTCGCTCTGAGATTCGCGCCCGGAAGTAATCTGCATGGCATATGAAGTGCCACACTAACAAACTGCTCCAGGTATGGGAATAGTGTCACTTGCAGCACCTATTAGAGATCCGATAATGAACATCATAGCAAGGTTCTTTTATTTGATAATTTTCTGCATGGCAACATCAGGATGCACTACCACTACGAAAATAAATCGCGGAGATGAAAAGGAACAGTACATCATTGCCTGTGGTGCCGCTACACCATGGGGAGTATGCTATGATAAAGCCAATGCCCTATGTAAAAATGGATATAAAGACATTTTAAAGGAACAGGGATTTAACAGGAAAGAATTAACCATTGAGTGTAAATAAGGCCATCATTTGCAACGTTGAAAAAATTCGCCCGTGCTACAGGGAAAAAACTCCAGATCCGCTTCGTTTAACTACGAGGATTACCACTAATGGCGATGTTTACCCCCCCTCATCCTGGAGAAATTATTGCTGATATTCTGGAAGATCAGAATATTGGAATCAGGGAACTGGCAAGAGCGCTTGATGTCGCGCCTTCCACTGTTCAGCGACTGGTTTCAGGTAATGCGACAATATCTCCTGAAATGGCTGTTCGTCTCGCTGCTGTCCTGGGGGGAACTCCGTCTTCATGGATTCGTCTCCAGACGGCATGGAGCCTTGAAAAAGCGGAAAGAGAAGTTGACGTATCTCATCTCTCAACAAAATACCGCCCGGCAGAAATTTCGCCTCATGCTTAACCACCGCGCCGTCATTCTGGCGGCGTCGGAGAGTGGAGGATATCAGGTTCCGAATTCTGCGTTGTTCTCCGCGTCCAGGATTTCTTCAATCTTCCGTACTCCCCGATTATTGTATCGGAAGCTTTCTACCTGCTTATCCGAATACGGGGATTTGTCGATGAACCATTTCCCGTATTGTTCGGTTTTGAGCATGTAGGTATTGGCAATGCGACCAACCTTGTTAGCGGATATTTTGAGTTTTGCTCCAACTTCTGACGCCGAATAGTAATGTTCATTAATCATCGGTAGCGGGATTACGTTAGCGCCTACAACGGGATTAACCAGGCTGGCGGCAACGACTTGTTTAGCTTCAGGGGCAAGGTTGGGGAGGAAGCCGAAAAGGTCTTTCATTGTATCGACGGTCATTTTCAGCGCCCGTGCTTTACGGAATTCCTCAAGGCCGTTAGTCGAATGTTTCGAGGTGATTTTTTGTTGCAGTTGCTGTTGCATTGACTCCAGTTGATCGACCAGCGAACGACGGACGGATTTAGATTCACGAGCGGCAACCCGAAGCGCTTGTTTATAGGTCATCACAATAACAACCTGATCCGCACCGCCTTTTTTCTTATCCATGGGGGTTACGAAAATTTCGTAACCCCCCCCATCAAGTTCATCTTTGATGCGTGCAATGAAGTCGTTGTTGCGTACTTCTTTTTCACCGCACAGTCTCCGCGCTTCATTCACCATTTTCAACAGAGCCTGGCTGTCGATAGTTCCATTTTTCATTACATTATTTTTCATCGTTTTAACCTCTCAAGCTCGCCGTAGCGAGTTCAGATAAAAGAAATCCCCGCGAGTGCGAGGATTCTTATTCACCTTTGACCAAGTTGCAGGTTAGCCACGGTTAACCTCCTGCGGCGGTTCTGGTAGCGGCATCCAGTGAGTTGCTTGCTCAATACCATTACCCGGCTTAATCGTTGCATCTCCGCGCCGAAAGGTGCTTCCGGTATAGCGTGCGGAGCATATTAGCGGTTCAACCAGAGAGCTATCGAAATTCACCGAAATAAGCACGTTCTGGCCCTTTTCAGGCATTCGATCACTACAGCTTATCCAACTATCCGGAGTTACCGGAGAGTTACCAGCCTCATAAGCGGATTTCATCCAGTGCGTAAGCGTTTCGATGCTTACACATCCGCAATCAACGTCTATTTTTTCTTTTTGTTCTGACAACCATTCCTGGAATGACAGCTTGGCAGTCTGGCTTGCTGGATCAATTCGTGGCAGGCCGATATATAGTGGTACATTTCCCGGCTCCATCGAATTGTCGGGACAAATAAACGTGTTACAACCATATTTAACGAGCTCAATTCCCACTGTGTCGATAGTGGCGAATGGTTCAGTGGTCAATGCAGTCAACGCAATTTCATAAGCACGGCGCTCAATATTATCTCGCACGTCCAGGCTGCCGATTCGCTCTTTGATTTCTTTAATCATTTCTTTGTCGGTGAACGTTGTCATGTGTTAGTCCTTATCCACTTCAACGCCATCTTTCAGCGTGATGCCGTGCCAATCATCAGCCCAACTGGTTAACCCAGGCGCATCAATGCTAGGCATATAGACGCTTGCAGTGTGGTAGCCCTTATCGTTATCAATGCTGGCAACGTGCTCGCCGTTGTATGCGCTCAGCGTGTCTAGGACACTATAAAACTTTCCTCCGGCTGCCCTGAAATCCTTTACAGCCTTCACAAGACGATTCCACGCTTTTTCCTGTTCTGGCGTCAGGTCGATTAATTCCTGCAAAGTTGCCATTTCAGTTTTCCTTATATGGGTTAATTTTATTGTGCAGTGTGTTGAACGACGCCCATACCACGTCGTTATACAACTCAATAACTAGCTCAATTATTTTCCCGATTGCCCAGACAAAAATTAGCGGGGATATCGGTGTCATCAACACGATAAACAGAATGAGAAACAAAAATTCTGTCGCTCTACTTTTTCGCGGATATTCTTTTCTGAATAATGTAGGCACATCACTCTCCTTTGTTGCTCCTCAAAATTTTATGCCCTGGCGCAAAAGTACGCGTTTTGTCTTTGCTTATTCGCCAGCCATCCTTGCGCGCCTCTTTTGCACAGCCAGCCCATGACGTACCGATATACTCACCGAAATCTGGCGTTTGATATTTACCATTTGTACACTGGCGACAATCACAGTAGAGATGCATGGTGTAACTTGCGGCAATAGCCATATCCCCCTCCTTTACCCTGAAGCATGGCGTCGCTCCGCTCTATACCATCCAGCGCGATTCGCAGTGCCTGAATTGTGGTAGTGCTATCGTTTGGGGCTATTCCATATCGCTCGAATACAGCTAAATGGTTGCGCATAATCTCAGGCGTAAGCTCTTTGTAAGCATAAGCAAGAGGCTCTGATGCATTATCCGGCACAACCGACGCAGGCGCGGCAGCATAAACAGGAATAACGTCCGCTTGCTCTTTATTGCTTTCATCCGTTAAAGCCCAGAATAATTTCCCGGCCGGATGTTTGAAAATATAAGCAACTGGTTCTGCACTATCAGCTTCGCGCCGCTTCTGTAGCTCTGCTGCCATCGCTCTCACGACTTCAACTGGTGCCCTTGCAGCAAACTCCATGTTGGTGATCAGCTCATTAAGAAATTGCTCGCTGGGATACTGTTTCTTATCGGTTATAGTGGTCATATCACTCTCCTTTGATGCGAATGCCAGCAAGCCAGTTTCTTATGCCGATATATTCAGCGTTCCTGAAACCGCTTTTTACATATATAAATGGCAATCGAAGATTGTGACCATTGACTGCTAGGTAATCTTTACAACCCTGTTCGGTGAAACAGCAGGTAACGAATTCATCAATATCTTTCACAGCAACGCGCCGCCATTTTTCTGGTGGCTCCCGAAAGTTTTCATGAAGTAGTTCGAGACGACGACTTTGGAGTTTATTGGCTTCATTGCCATCTTCATCAACCCAGACAATCCGGTCATAGTCATAATCAGCATCAACAACGATTTCGCGCTTTTGATACACACAAAACATAGGATCTGACGTTATTCGATTATCCTGTGTTCGAATATTTTCACCGATGATGCCAAACGAATCTGGTGCAGATTTTGTCTGCATCTCTTCGATACGTTCAGCCATCGCAGCACACTCTTCAAAGTTGCTTAATGCTTTTCGCTCCCATTCGGCGCATTGTTTTTCCAGTTCTGCTATGTGCTTACTTCCATCCGAGATAACGCCCTCGTAATACTCACGCTGCTCGTTGAGTTTTGATTTTGCTGCTTCAAGCTCAACGCGCAGCTTCCCTACCGTTAGCGCAATATCCTCGTTCTCCTGGTCGCGGCGTTTGATGTATTGCTGGTTTCTTTCCCGTTCATCCAGCAGTGCCAGCGCAACATTTGGATTAAAGGCAGCAATAAATTCAGCGTTTGCGTAAGCCTGAGCATCTGTTTCAACCAGGCAGTTAACATGACATTCTGCAATCACGCCACCGGGTTCTCCTTTCCATTTTTGGCAAACAAAAACTCCTGTTAAATTGCCGTGTTGGTTAACAGATGTATGCCCTACGATGTAGCTTCCTTTAGTTGCTTTCTCTGCCTTTTCACGCAGTTCCTGATAGTCAATCTTGCTCACTGGTTGCCTCCTTTGTGGAGCTGCGATGCACGAAAAAAAAGATTCCCGCGTATGACAGTTAAGAGCTGGTGCGAAAGCCGCGTTAGGAACGGCAGCATCACAGCCGTCATCGATATAGAGCGCAATTTTTTTCTCCAGGCGCGCTTTGGCTTCCTGCAACTGCATACCCCGGCACGTACGCGGGATATACTCAGCAATTTGAGCGATAGATTTTTCGTTCTGTTTAAACATGCTTCACCTCGACAGGCTTGATTGTGTCGATCAGCAGTCTGCGGCGCGTATTTTCTGCAAAGTGGCGGCGTCCGGTTTCTTTGTGGTAAAACTCGTTTTTGCCGACGACCCACATCCGCTCTGTCTGGTGAAGTTTTTTTACCTGCGGGCCGTCTTTGGTGATCACAATGCCGGTATGGGTTTTTACGATTGTCATGCCACTACCTCTTCGAATTTCAACTCCAATTGGTCACCCCAGATTTCACATGATTCGGAACACGAACCAGTATCAAACCGCTTGGCCAGCACCATCGCTTGATACAAATTGCTGTAGTCGCTGTCGGCATACATCCTGGCAATCCCGTCAAGCGTCAGGTGAACCGCCCCGGGAAT